GTGTGGGTTATCTTCTGGGTTAGGAACATCGCGGAAGCTGTGGAACCACTGTGGGTTATCCTTGGCTGCGCTCAATACACCGTGGTCAATATCATTGTTGATACCCCACCCGATCCATTGGATGTTTGTCCACTTCTTCAGTTCGATCCATGTCAGCGCGTTCATCTGATGCGCTTCAAGGAAGTCACCCAAACCCTCAGCACCAAAGTTAGTGGTCGCGTAGATAATGCTGTCTGGGTGTAGGTCGTAACTACCTAAGCGCCGCTCCAACCAGAACGCACGTAACGCTCGGGCCACACCGTCTAGGGCTTTACCAACCTCGTCAATACAGATGATGACAGGGCCACCCAAGTGCAAGCCTAATTCTTCGTGAGGTACAAACCGAACAAACCCGTTTGTATCCATTGTCTGAAACGATGGGCATTGCAAGTCTTGCACATCTTTGTCAGGGCAGTTGAACAAGATTGCCTTGTGTGTGGGGAACCGCTTGGCAAGAGTTTTAAGTGTAGATGTTTTCCCGTTACCCATGTCACCTTCAAGCAGCACCATGCGCTTGTGTCCGATGGCAGCGATCAGGTCAACTGATTGGTCGAGGTCGAGGGAATACATTCCATTAGTAGTCATAGCCATTTTAGTATCTCTTTCTGTATGGGGAAACCCATACGGTTTGATTGATTAGTAAAGTCCGTAGCCATAGGCCAAGAACAACAGGATGAAAGGCAGGGCGACAACGCATATCGCCCCAACCAAATCTTTTAGAAACTCTTTCATTGGTAGATGCTTCCAAGATAGAAGGCCAAGGATAGTGCGACTACGTACACACACGCGTAGAAGTATGTGTGTGATATGCGTAGTGTAGTGTACCCGGGAGAAGTGTTTTTGTTGTTCTCCCGGGAGATCTCACTACCCTCATCACTCATGAACTGTTGCTCATGCTTTCGTATAAACTCTAGCTCTTCTTCAGTCATACCTATTGCCTTGTTAATCACTACATCTACAGCTTTGTTGTGGGCTGCACATTTACCTGCTCTTGCACGGATACGGCACTTGCGTACCTGTATAGATTTGGGAGACCGTCCCAGTTCAGCACCAATCTCGGTGTCACTGAACTCAGCGTCCACCATTTCGGCAAGGATATCTTCTTCCTTACCTGTCCAAGCACGTCCACTTTTCGGTGCGGGTACATTCTTCCATTTCATTTTAGTTCTCCTTTGGTTTGATTAGAACAAGTCCAGTGACGGTAGGGTTTTGATAACCTCGTCAACTGAACGCTTGGTTTCTGCGCGAAGGTCAGCGTTCTCGCGCAGCGCATCGGGTGTCACCACCCGCATTGCTTCTTCCAGATGATTAGCAGCCGCCGTCATCGTGGGGTCGTTAGTAATGTTGAAGCCTCGCATCATGTCCACAATATCTGTGACGTTACTCACAAGTGTATCGCGGAATATCTTTTTGTCCTCGTCTGCGAAGTAATCCAGTTTGTCACTCATGTTTTGACACACCTTGTGAGCGCGGTTCCACACGTCCTGCATAGCCGCAGCGTATCTGTCGTTGAACTTGGACTGATACTGTTCTACAATATCGGCTATACCTGTGTTCTGTATGTCGATGCGGAAGTCACCACTTGTGGGTAGCGGTTCCACGTCAAGACTGAACGAGAACTTGGACGCGAACTTATCAATGCTCGGATAGTCGTTCTCATTGTAGTCAGGGCCAAGGGCCATCTTAGCTTCTTCCTTACGATCCTCATATGCGTCCACCAATTCAGCAACCAACGCTTCACCCTTGGCAATCTCGGTAGTCACCGCTTTGTGGTAGCTGAACGACATAGCCGTTGTTAGCAGCCGACCACCACTGTCTTTCCATGGCAGCGTCAGGTTCTTGTGAGTGTTACGAACTTTGGTCACTTGCTTCTTGACCGCTTCTAGCTCCTCGCACTTCTTACCGAACAAGGACTTTATAGCAGTGAACGCCTCACTGTCTGCGCCCGACATAGCAGCCAGACGAGCAGCGGCCTCGGGGTCATTCTTCCGCATGCGTGTCTGTGTAACTGTGAGGTCTACGAGCATCGCACTTGAGGATATTGATGCAACGGCATCTGTATCCAATTCGGCAAACGTCATGCCTGTTGAAAGATCATTCATTTTAGTTCTCCTTGGTTTGTGTATGGGTTTCCCCATACGGTTCATCTTGGCTTTTGATTGAGAGCGAGCAGATCACTCTTACGAGTGATGCGTGTGTAGTGACCCTTGGGTGTGGGTACGATTGTCCACGTAGACCGTTCTGTCTTGGCGGTACTGTCGCCACAGTCTAGGCAAACTTTGTACCCGAGCAGTACGCGCTTGGGCGGGTCGATATCCTCGCCGCACTTGGTGCAGGGTGCGAAACTTGTATGGGTTTCCCCATACGCATCAAGCACGGTGTCTGTGTCTGTCATTGTAGTCTCCAATCATTTGTCCAACTTTTGTTACTATACCATACTTTGTAGGTAATGTCAAGTGATATCAGGAGGTGTTATCTGGAGGTGTTATGTTGTAGGGGTGGGGGTTCGTGTGTGATAAGTGGTAGGGGTGTAATGTTACGCAATGTTACATGGGGTTGGGCTGTAAGTGACTGATTTTAAAGTAATGTTACAAAGTTACAATGTTACATGTATAAGTAAGCGATCTGGGGATTTGGGGTCTATCGTTGAGATGGGTGTAACAATAGGCTGCGCCCCCAACGAAGGAGGGGTAAATCGTAAAAGAAAATTGTTAAAAAAATGATGTAACATTAGTAACAATAGTAACATTACTGCAATAACAACAGGTTACAGCGTAACAGTACCAAAAATAAATGTAACATTAGTAACATTGCTGCATTATCAATGACTTAGCTAAATTAGTGTAGGGTGTGTAGGGTTACTGCTAACTTTTATGTTTCTAGTCCTAGATCACTAGACGTACTACGTGTGAAGTAGCTCACTGTGTGACGGTATGGGGAACCCCATACGTGGTAAGCCATTGCATACATGGACAACCGTAGCACTACGCAGGTGACGCTTGGCAACCGATAACATAGCGCACATCGCTACTCCGAAAACTGGCCTCGATTGTGTATGGGTTTCCCCATACAGGTGGGCGTATGAGGTACTCCAGACAGGCGTGTGCGTACCGCTGCATCGACGGGCGTAACGCTGCTCCGAGAACTGGCTTCGGAGAGGGTATGGGTTTCCCCATACCGGATCGCATAAGATCATGATTGATTGGCCTTGCGCGGGCGGGCGAGCGCGTGGCGAGGGGGGCACAAAGCTACTCCGAGAACTGGTATCTAAAGCACAAAAAAAGAGAGGATAGAACCGAAGTCCTATCCCCTGAGCCTTAGTAGTGGTCTAACTCAGCGTATTCGCTAAGGTCTTCCATTATTGTTGTTGAGCCGGTTATTTTTACATGACAGGTGTATCCGTCACCGAACCCTGACCCCGAGGTCCAAGGTACATCTTGTGATGAAGGCATCTCTGATGACAACATAAAATCGTAGGTAGAGTGACTAGCGCGCTCACAGCCCGCCGCTTTTATTTTCTGCATTGTAGTTCTCCTGAGTTGTGGGGCTGACACCATGCCAGCCCCGAGGGGTTCAATCGTCTTCTAGGATGTATTCATCCGAGGTCGTTAGTGTCAGGCTCTTTACCTGAGCCAGAGCTTGAGTAGCTAGTGCAGCCCCAGTGGTCATTTCCTTGTGGTGAGCTTTCAATATCCCTACTAGGAACTTGATCTCGCCAACAATTACTTTCCGGTCAGCGGCCATATCGTTTGTGGTCGATCTGATCTCGCCTAGCGACACTCTGGCAGGAACGTCGTAGTCTGTGGGTGATTTCTTCATTGTAGTTCTCCTGTGTGACCTAGCGTCACGTCAAACCCCCCATGTGAGGGGCTTGTCAGTAAGGCTAGTTGACCTCGGCGTTGCCGCCGAGGTCGTTAGTGTTAGTCTTTGATGACAGGCAGAGTGCCACCGACATAGACTATCAGGGCTTTGATCATGCCCTGCAGCCCCTCAACATCGTTGCCCTCGGGCAAGGTGATGTCCTCGTCCTTATAGGTACGCTTAAAGAACTTAGCGTTCTCTTCCGCCACCGCTGTAACCAGAGTACGGTTGCCCGAACCGCCCGCCGCTATGCGGGCCGCCTTGATTTTTCTGGCCTCGATACCCTTCTGGATATCTTTGAGGACTGAGTTGAGCTGTCCATCATAGTAACGGTAGTCTTTGGCTACACCTTTCTCAGTATGGGTATTACCATCGGTGTCAGCCGCGACACGTCCCGCCGCCTTAGTGCCGCCCATCGCATACAGCGCCTGAGCGTCGTCGCTGAGACGCTTCACAAGTGTCTGTTTTTTCAACAGATCGACCTGTGCCTGCGAGAGGCTGCGCTTGGCACCGCTGCCAGAATGGTTCGCGGTGTTGATACCGTGCTTGATGCACCAAGTAATCAGTTCGCCGCGACCCTCACCTCTTTTGCGATCCGCCTTGGCATCCAAGAGACCAAGTGCTGATAGCTCAGAGAACTGAGTTGCAGTGATAGCGTTCAAAGCCGCCACGCTTGTAGTGGATTTACCCATTGGGAAAACCTCCTGTAATCGAAAGACACGATCCAAATTCCGTTTCATCGCCTTTCGATGTAATAGTTATGCACGATTTGAGGCACGCTGTCTGCTATAACTAATAAATGATATTAGATAACACTGTATACCATAGAAAAACAAGTATCTATAGACCCCACCTACCCCCGACCCCCCTTGATCGACAGTCTGGCGCATAGCTGTATATAATACTAATTCAGACAAACTTTTTACGTTTCCACACGTTTCGACGCTAGGCACGGGTATCAAAAAGCTAGGCACGGGTATCACCACCCCCCTACCTAAAAAACCCCCCTACCCAAAAATATTATTATGGTGTAAAAAAATTTTATACGTGTTGGAGGACACCGCTATGGACCCGGACAAGATCATAGACTTCCCCGTGCTGTCTGAACTGGATCGGCAGTTTCTTGAACTAGAGAAACAGCAAGAGCTGATACGTGAGCAGACAAAGCGCATAGAAGATGATAAGCTGATTAAGTTTATAGAGGATATGTACAAGTGACCATAACTGTAGAACCGGAGGTAGGTATCCCTCTGCCTGAGTCAGCAACAAAAATTAAGTTAGCCGATAGAATATCTGCTGCTGCAGAAACATCCAAGCTGCTCGCATCGCATGGGTTGGATATACAGGTGACGGCAGAGGATAAAGACAACGCTGCCAAGATAGCCACTGCGTTTGCTGCGGACCCTATCATGACTACGAAGAAGGCCACGCCGAAGAGAACGGCGGCGCTGACGCCTGCTACGTTACTTTTAACTGATAGAATACTTAAAGATTTCGGTCATTCAGTCGTTAAGAGTAGTACCCAGATAAGGCACCTAGTCACAAACAAGCTAATCGAAGAAACCGAGAACCCAGACGCACGGATACGTATACGCGCACTAGAACTATTAGGTAAGGTCTCAGACGTGGGGCTGTTTGCCGAGAAAGCCGAAGTAACTGTCACTCACCAGACTACAGATGATATCAGAGATAGACTGCGGGATAAGTTAACTAAACTCGTAGATGTTACGCCAGACGATGATGTAGAAGATGCCGAGGTCATAGACGCCACACCTGTCGATAATACGCCCATAGACATAGACGCCGAGCTAGGGTTAGACGATGAAGGATAATGTGGGCTTCTCTGAGGAAGAAGTTCAACATATGCTGGACAACTTGGACAGCTTCTCAGACGAAGAAATAGCCGAGATAGACAAGCTGGTAGAAGAGTTAGGTATACGTAAGCGCAACAAAACCGCTTACGATGACCTGATAGAGTTCTGTAAACGGATGCAAGATGACTACATAGTAGGGCGTCACCACCGTATCCTTGCTGATTTGTTGATGGCTATTGAGGCAGGAGACGAGGATCGCATCTGTGTCAACATACCCCCACGCCACGGCAAGTCTCAGCTAGTATCTATATTTTTCCCTGCGTGGTTCTTAGGACGTAATCCTAACAAGAAGGTTATGATGGTGTCGCACACCACTGACCTAGCTGTGGACTTTGGACGTAAGGTGCGTAACCTTATCTCTTTAGATGACTACAAAGCTATATTCCCTACAGTTAAGCTAGCGGTGGATAGTAAATCTGCAGGGCGTTGGAATACGAATTTTGGTGGTGAGTATTATGCGTGTGGTGTCGGTTCTGCTCTTGCTGGTCGGGGCGCTGACCTCCTGCTCATTGACGATCCTCACTCAGAACAAGATGTTATCAACGGCAACTTCTCCGTGTTTGAGAGAGCATACGAGTGGTATACCTTTGGTGCGCGTACTCGTCTTATGCCGGGTGGTAGAGTAGCTATCATACAGACGCGCTGGCACATGGATG